ACATATATGGCATTTTTTATGCCATGTATGTACTATTTGAAGTCCTTTAAGGAGTTAGACGTAGCTATCTTAGCTAGCGGCGTGTATAGTAATCCCCAGATTTATCGGTGTATATATTACTCCATTAAAGGATAATATATGCTCTTATAATAGGATATTATGCACTTAGCATAGCGGCGATAATGTCGATCGAAACAAATTTGAGTGTACCTAGAAGCTATTTTACTTCGTGATACGGTTTAATCAACCTCGGATACGTAAATACCGTTTAATTGATCCCCCTTATATGTTCCGGGTACTTTGTACCCATTAGTGGGCATTAATTTTGCCCTTCATATCATTATGATATGATAAATTTATATTAGTTTGCGAATATATGTAACATTTGATAATTGGCTCACCTCTTATCAATTGCCAAGTATATTTTATACGAAATGCATGTTTAGAAAAAGAAAATAAAAAATAAATACTATCGACAAAAAGAAAAAATTGTTTTATGCGTTATTTTATGTTAATTATATATTATTTTTCGAGACAATAACTAATAGATTTACATGTGCAAGACCAGATAATTGTGATCCCTCAGACTGCGATATTTACAATTACTGCGATCATCGAGTTGATTTCATCCTCGTATGTAGAATATTCCTCATAAAAATGTTGTTATGACAAGTTTATTCAATTAGATTTTTCTTGTGATATGTAGTGGACTATTAGTTCACGCCCTCAGGTAAGAATCCGGAGGGAGTTTATAGGGTACCTGAATCCTAGACCCCCACCTATGGGTTAAATAGTTTTAAAGAATCAGACACAACTAAATAATATACCGAGTTTTAAGCGCACTAGAATGTTTTCTAAGTTTGCAACAGCGATAAAGGCTACCCAAGAAGGAGCCATAGATGTGAAGTATTTCTTTAGAGATATAATGATGAAATCGTGTCTGTCTGAAGAACAGACCCAGGAGTTTACTGAGATGATATTCAATGTTTTTGAATCAATTCCATTGATTCTTAATCAATTATCGAAGGCTAAAACAACTTCTGATGTTATACAAGCCCTCGTTATAGCTTATAAGCTATTAACAAAAGAGTCGGTTATCTTAGGAGCCATTGATATGGGCCAATGGATCTATAACCAACTCAAAGATATGACGGATAAGATTATGATACCAAAATTTGGTAGATCTGTCCAAACAAGTATGAATGATTTCGACTGGTGTGTCGAAACAGCTAGACTTGTTGTCAATAGGTACAGAGACGTTCGTAATAGTCCTTTTGTTAAAAAACTCAAGGATTTATTATGTTACTTCCTGTCATTCGGAATACTTAAGTTCCTACATATAGATCCTAAATTATTAGGATTTACTGAATATGAGGCTCTTAAGGTGAAGCGTACATATACATCTAAGGAAGATTTTGTTTATACATTATTTGAAGATGTAGTATGGGTATTGGAGAGATGTTCTCAAGCTATTAAGCTTAAATCATTCTCTCCATTTATTCACTCAGGGAGTGAATATTCCAACTGGATAAAACTAGCACAGAAAGTATCTATAGACCAACATAAAATGTCAAGTCCTGAAGCTTTTGCTGATGAAGGTTTTAATGAACCTCAGTTTCATAAAGACTTGGATACTGTGATAGAACAAGGAAACGATATGTTAAAGTATATGGACAAAGGTGTGGAACGTGATCAAGTAGGTAAAATATTGAAAGAGATTAAAATAATTTCTATTCAATATAAATCTAAAGATTATGCACAACATCCACGTAAGCCACCTTTTACTATATTGGTAGCAGGTGATTCGAAAATTGCTAAATCGCAATTTTCTTTCATTTTATTTCAACAATATGGTAAAGTTCATAAGCTGGATACATCTCCTGATAGTCTCTGGACTAGGAATCCTCAAGACCAGTTTATGTCTGGATATAGAGTTTCTAAGTGGTGTGTGCTTGTAGATGATATTGCACAATATAAGCCCGAAGCATGCCAAATGGATCCAACTATAGCAGATATAATCATGATGGTTAATGGAATGCCAATGGTTGCAGCTATGGCAGATTTGGAAGATAAAGGAAGAATTCCTTTTAAACCAATTATGCTAATTGGTACTACGAATATTGAGAAATTGAATGCTACTGCTTATTTCTCTTGTCCTCTTGCTTTACAAAGAAGATTTCCATATATTGTGGATATAAATGTAAGGCAACAGTACAGAGAAGAATCAGTAATAAATGGTGCAAGTATCAAAACAACTTTTGTTGATGAAAGTAAGATTCCACCTCTTAAAGAGGGTGAAATAATGAATATATGGAATATTACAATCAAGAAATTGGTAGCACGACCTGGACGTGATGGACGATCAGTTCCTGATGTCGAGATTGTAAACAGTTATACTGAAGAGAATGGAAAAGATATATATGATTTTCTAGAAGATTTCTCACATATGACTTTGGAATTTGGTAAACACCAAAACTTAGGTCAAATGGCAACTAATCAAATGGCTGCTGTTAAAATATGTGAGACATGTTATAGACCGATTCTCAAATGTAGATGTAATATTTTACAATCTGGTGATGTTGATGAGATAGTATTAAATAATTATGGAGATTTTTATAGAAGAATATTGCATTCACCACCACCTGAGAATATGACACCGGAATTGATTAAAGTTGCGTTAGAAGCTTGGCGAGATAGACAACCTGAGAAGGATGATTATTATGTTCCCATTAGAGATACGGAAGTCTGTCATAGTGATAGTGAACTATCTGAAGAAACTGAAGATCAATTATTTGATTGTCTTATTGATGCTAATGTTATGAATGAATATTTTAGTAAATTTGATAGTACATGTGAAGAATTACATGTACTTGCAAAGCAATTATGTTATAGCACTACTAAATATATTTATAAGATAGATGATATTATTAAATATTTAGTATCACAAGGCATTAAATATACTGATCAGGGTTTAGCTTACTTTTCAGATATAATGGTTTTCTATCAGATTCGTAAGATAAAGGATTCAATAATCAATGTTGGTAAACGTATGTGTGATATTTGGCAAAATAAAAAATTGTCTTATGTTTGCATGGCGTTGATTAGTGGTTGGATTATATATAAATCTGTAAAAGGTATATCACGTCTTTTAATTAAAGATGATGATACATGTACTAAATGTAAATGTGATTTACAAGGTAATGTTTCTGATTTGATTAAAGATGAAAAACCTAACCCATGGGTAAGAGATGAAATTCTCTTATCAGATTTCTATGTACCATCGAAGTCTATAGGATGGAGTAATATGACTCCTTATCAAGTAGTGGATAAACTTATGCATAATGTAGTGTTTTTAGCATGTGAATTTACAAATCCAATAAATGGATTAGTACAACATATGCCAAGTACTGCACTTTGTGTTGGTGGTTTCATATATATGGTGAATAATCATTGTATTCCTGATTGTGGCGCTTTGAAAGTATATATGAACCAGAGTCCTGAAGGTATTAGAATATCGTCAAATATAACCTTCACTATGAATCAGAGTGATGTATTCCGTATACCAGAATGTGATTTAGCTTTCTTTAGTTGTAGATGTACACCACCGCGTATGGATATAAAGGATTTGTTTTTGAAGCAGCGTTTTCCTGCTTTAAATTGTAGAGGTAGTTACATACATTGTCGGAAGAATGAAGCACCCATACACAGAGATATTGTTGTTAAATGTATTGAACGTAGTTCATTATTAGGCAATACTACTCAAACTGTATGGATTGGAAAAGCTAAAGAACAGACAATAAAAGGAGACTGTGGAAGTCCTATGATTGCTTATACTAATATGGGACCTATTATTGTTGGAATTCACCAATTTTTAGGTGAAGACAACTGTGTAGGTGCTGTAGAAGTTTTGCGTTCTCATATTGATCAAGCTATTGTTAAATTTGGTCCACAAATAGAATGTGGAAAACCAAGTTTTAGTAATGAGAAATTGGGACCTCTACATCAGAAATCTGTTCTGAGATGGGAAGAAAGTGGTCAAGCTAGAGTATATGGAAGCACAGTCCAAGGTTCTTTTAGAGCTAATCCTAAGAGTAGAGTAGAACCTACTATTATTAGTGAAGCTGCTCAAGAAGAAGGTTTTATTAAGAGATGTGCTAAACCAGTCATGAAAGGTCCAGAAGTATGGCATAACAATGTTTCTCCAACACTAACTCAAGAATTTAATATAGATGAATCAATGTTGAAGGAGTGTGTTAGTAATTATGCTTTAGATGTTATTGATAGATTAGAAACTCAGAAATTGTCTGAGATTTTTATCTTAGATGATGTCTCAACTCTTAATGGTGTAAAAGGTGTAAAGTTCTTGGATAAAGTTAATAGAAATACTAGTATGGGTTATCCATACAGGAAATCTAAAAGGAATTTCTTAATTCCTATAGAGAGTACTGAGATGTATCCAGATGCTGTCGAATATACACCAGAGATTAAAAAGGAAATAAAGCTTATTGAGGAAACATATGCACGTGGTGAACGATATATGCCTGTTTTTGTTATGAGTCTAAAGGATGAACCTATACCTCTAAAGAAAGTCCAAATTAAAAAGACTAGAGGTTTTATGGGAGGTCCAGCAGCTTGGCAATTTGTGTACAGAAAGTATCTTCTAATGTTTGTGAGAACATTCCAGTTAAATCCTTTTATTTTTGAAGGAGCACCTGGTATGAATCCCTTTAGCTGTTCTTGGAAGCGCCTCTATGAGTATTTGACTCATTTTGGTGAAGATAGAATGGTTGCAGGTGACTATGAAAAGTTTGATAAACGAATGTCCCCACAAATGATTCTAGCAGCCTTTGATTTTATAATTAAGATCTTACAAGCTGCTGGTTGGACTGAAGATATGATTAAACCAGTTAGATGTATTGCAGCAGATGTAGCTTTTCCAGTTACAGATGTACAAGGAGATTTTGTTGAATTTTTTGGTAGTAATCCATCTGGACATGCACTTACTGTTATTATCAATTGTATTGTTAACTCATTGTATATGCGTTTAGCATATACTAAGTTATCACCTAATAAGCATTGTAGAGATTTTCAGAAAAATGTTAGGTTAATAACTTACGGAGATGATAATGCTTTAGGTGTAAATCCATCTATACAATGGTTTAATCATACTAGTATACAAAAAGAATTAGCTACTATAAATGTGGTATATACTATGGCTGATAAGGATTCAGAATCTGTCCCTTTTATTAATATTAGGGACATTTCTTTCCTTAAAAGAAGATTTGTACCACAATCTGATGGACGTGTTAAATGTCCTTTAGAATGGGCTTCTATCGATAAAATGTTGACCATGTGTACTGCTAGTAGATCAGTTGGAAAAGAGAAACAAGCCATAGATACTATTCGCTCAGCATTGGGTGAGTTTTATCAGTATGGTAGGGAAGTCTTTGACGAGAATGTGGCAAAATTGCATCGTATAATAGAGCGAAGTAATATTAGTGATTTTGTAGAAGAGAATACTTTTGTTACATATGCACATTTATATGAAGCATATTGGTCATATTGTTGTTATAAGGACTGTGAGTGTGCTAGCATGATCACACACACCTAATAAGGTAAAACCAAGGTCATGCCTCTAAGATGTGATCCTATTGATTGGAATTGTAGATACTTTCAATTAGGCTGCTTAGAGAACCACTTGCGAGGGCGCTCCCCAAAATTCCTTTTTAGGAAAGTGTTCGCTAGTGCACAATCTACAAGAAATATCAAGTGTATAGTTCTAAACTTGGTATCAAAATGAACTGCAAAACAAGTAGAAAAAGAAAAAACTCTTGTGCTTGATGGATACTTCCCTACCACAAGCCCCGTATTGAAAAGGGAAAATTGTACTTTACAAAGTGAAATTGTAAATGATCCTGTTTTATCTCATGCTGAGAATCTTA